TCATGTCCGCATACTCCGTACCCGACATGCGGGCGTTCTCTGCGTTGATAGCCTGATTAAGGCCAGTGAAGTAGCTCTCGAAGACCTCTAGCTGCGCCTGCTTGGCGTAGAGGTTGAAGTCCGAGGGGGAGATGTAACCGTAATTGTTCTTATTGAGAATAGACAATACGGTTTGACGGACTGAATCAATCATTCCCTAAAGATAGAAAAGCCGCCCGAAGGCGGCTTTCCAGTATCGGTATGGTTACAACCCTTATGCGATTGCAATTCCGCTAACAGTAACAGCTCCAGAAGCAGCACTAACCAAAGTGGAAAGGCTAACGTCATAGCTTGGGTGTTGCCAAGACGTTTGCAGAGCACTTACAATAGAGTCCTGAATGAGGTCACGGAAGGTGACGTCGTTAGCCGCCATTGCGGTGTGCGTGATAGTAGCTAGGTCCTGAGCGGCAGCGCCACCGTAGGTAATAGTGCACGTAGTGGTGTCCACTTGCTCAACGATAATGATACCATCAATAGCCAAGAGCTGGCGGGTCTCACCGGTAGCGGTGATAGGGATAGAAAGAAACTTCTGCATGAGTAAAAAAATCTACCCCGAAGGTAGTCAATCCTCAAGCAACGTATCGAGCACGCGGAGCGTGTCCAATCCCTCTTCGCTCAAGAGGTACGACATGGTCAAAGCCACAGCGTCCTCGCCGAAAGGAACGGTGAAAAGCTTACGCTTGTTCTCTGGTCCGTTGAACCACACCTCCGTCTTATTGCGGCGGTAGGACAACAGCTTGTCAGCAAAGAACTTCTGCACCTTGGACTGAACCTTGAGGTCCGGGTCGTTGGCTACGCGCATAAAGGTGTGTGGGTCGCGACGGACATAGACCATCATATCGCGGCGCAACTCAGAGGTAGTGAGGCGAGAGGGGTCGATGCCCAACAAGATGCGAGAGACGTGCTCCAGAGCTTCGATGCCCATGTTCTTGCACTCGACGAGTGCGTCCACCTCGATGTTCATCAGCTCGACCTCAGCACCAGCGTCGCGCTCATTGTTGACCTCCTCGTACTTGACCCCGTTCATAGGGTGGTAGTGGAGGAACTCTTGGAGTACAGGGTTTGATTTCGGGACGCGCAAAAAGCCATCTTCGAAAACGATGGGCTCTACAATTGCGTTGCCGTCCTGCTCGTCCTCGAAAGGACTCTTTTGGTTTCGGGCGTAACGAAGGGGGCGGTTCTCGCCTTTCTCTTCATCCCAATACAGGAGGGGTTTGTTGGCACTTCCACGACCGGGAATCATAAAAGCCAACGGGGTAGCCTGCCGCTTCAAGCGGTACACTTTGTCTTGCATTCTATTTGTATTTAAGGGTGGATAAGGGGGACACCCATTGTGCCCCCCGTATCCGAATCAGAATCAGTCTTGGAACAGGAAGAAGTTGTTCGCTCCCATGGTGCACACGGCACGCTCAGAGAGGAAGTGCACTTCCATCGCGTCGAGGTCGCTGTTCATAGCGCCTCCAGCAGAACCCGTAATCCAAGTCTTGTACCGGCGGTCCTCAGTTTCTGAGGCGCGGTAACGGACGTGGAGGAACGGACGCTTGGCGTTCTTACCGAGCACTTGGTCGTAGACCGTGGTGCTACCAGCAGGAACCATCATACCGTTGATGCCACCGGAGGCAAGGCCGCCGCGCATCGTCGGGTCGTTCAGGTACTTCCAGTCAGACTTGTAGAAGTCGTAACCACGGCGGAAGCCCGTGAAGCCAAGGTTGAGGGCCATCTGCTCGTCGTTGTCGAAGAGACCGTAGCTCGTACCGCCGGCACCGTAGCTGTTCTGTGCAGCCAGCATGTCGTCGATAGCGAAACCAAAGTCGCGGTTGACAAAGATGACGTTCTCCTCAATCGCACCCTGCTTATCCAAGCGAGAGATGATAGAGTCGAAGTCAGCCAGAGCCGTGGGAATACCACCAGACCAGACGTTACCACGGTCGTTGATGGTGTAGAAGATACCTTCGGTACCCTTGTTTCCTACGGTGGTGTTAACAGCCTGAGTAGCAGCACCAGAACCAGCGGCAGCAGGAACTGCCTCCAGCATGGACGTCTCGAGGTAGTCGTCAAAGCGGAGACGGGTCTCGTGCTCGGACTTCAAGTACCACAGGTATCCGGTAGCACCGTTTTCGGTGGTGACCTCAACCCAGCCAATCTGCGCCATATCGGAGCCGTTGACAGCGTACTTGTCCTTCAAGATGATAGGGCTCGTCTCGAAGATTTCGGAATCAGCCTCGAGAGATTCAACCATTCCATTAGTTCCCTTACGGAACTCGGAACCGTAAATCATCACGGTAACTGTGTCGTTCAAAGCGAACGCCTGACCGGTACCTTCATAGTACGCTACGTCAAACTCAGGGGAGTTAACACCTGTGTAGCGAACGTCAGTGACGATTGCCTTGTTGCTACCTGCGCCAACAGTATTAGATGTAATAAACACCGTCTGTCCAGTGCGGATAGCGATACCTCCCGTACCACCGGTGGTTACTGAACCTGTGGGGACGAGGAGGTCATTAACCGTAAAGGTAGCCGTATTGGCAGCCGCAGCCGAGTCGGCGTTGACGTTGGTATACTTAGTGTGGAGACGGCCCTGCTCGACCCACTTGATGAGGTCAGAGTTGGACGGCATCTCGGCACCAACCATTCGCAAGAACGAGGACACGGTACGGTTACCGTAACGCTCGAACTCCTTCTCGTAAGTATCGGGAAGATACTGATTGAGGAAGTCGAAGTTGGTGATGTAATTTGTTGCAAGGGGTGTCTGCTCCGCACTAGGCTGAAGCTGAAAACCCGGAGTTACTTGGACTGAACCAGCCATTTTTTCTTATGATTTGTTTCTTGGACTACGAATTTTGAGCCCCCGACCCGAACTGGGTGCGACGGCACGAACTTTGAATTCCCCCTTAGAAACAGCCTGTGGAGTGGTACGCTCGGACATATTGATGTTTTTAGTCTTACGCATAACATCATCCACCGCAGCCGCTTTGCCTTGCTCGTAAAAGAACTCGGCAAACTTCTCGGGGTTCATCGCGACAGCCAAAGACTTATGGTATCCTGCGGCATCCTTGACCAAGCCCTGCTCGTCCAGAAACTTGCTTAACCAAGCCTCGGGAGTTTGCTGCAACTTCTTCAATTCACCACGGTCACCGGGAGAATACACGTAGGACTTGTCGTTGAGGTTGAACTCGAAACCCTTGAACTGTTCACTGAACACCTCGCTGGTCTTCTCATCAAACCACTCCTTCCTGCGCTTCTGCTCCTCTTGGTACGTCTTCGCCTGCTCAACATATTGCTTGTACTCTTGGTACTCTTCGGAGTCCTCCAGAGAACCTACGCCCCTTGACTCAAGAGGTGCTTGGTATTTCTCTTTCTCCTCCTCGAAAAACTTTCGAGCTTTAGCAACAGCTTTCTTCTTGGCTAATTTAGCCTTTTTAATTTCAGCCTCGTCGTCGAGGTCTTCATCAAACTTATACTCCTCCATCATCATCTCCACGTCGTCCTCGTCAAAGGCTTCTTCGGTGATAAGGAGGTATTCTTTTAGCAGTGAATCTTCGTCAGCCTCAGTAAGGTCACGGTTCACTTTCATAAAGTCTTCGAGGCCACGACCGGTCTCCTGCTTGTACTTGTAGTACGCAGCTACGTCCTCGGGCAAATCGGGTGACGTCTCGCGAGCCTCAGCCAGCTCATCCAAAGAGTTAATCTCCCGACCGTAACGGTTGCTCAAGAAAGCCCGCACGTCATCCTCCGACAAGCCGGCTGGCTCTTCGGGCTCTTTAATCTCCTCCCGAGTAGGGGTCTCCCCGTTTACTTCCGCCTCGTGCTTTTCGAGCAGCTCCTGCTCAATCTGTTGGGTAGATTTTGATTCAACCTCTCCGAGGTCGCGTACTTTGATTTCCATTTATTTATAGTTTATCGTGGACTAAATTCTGCCAAGTCGAAGCCGTCCAAGCTGTCTTCGTTCGACTCGAAATTCATGGGCGGCAAGTTATTCTTCCGCTGGTCAATCAACTTACTCTGCTCAGAGTTTTGTTGACTAATACGTTTTGCCTTGGCGTCCTCACGCTTGTCCTCGCGCATCTGCAACTGCTGCTCCTGCATGCCATGCAACTGCAAGTTGTATTGGAACTCTCGCTCCATAAGCTGCGCCTTAAGTTGTGCCTCGGCTTGCATCTTCTCAATCTCGAAAGCAATCTCGGCCTGCTTGACCTGCATCTTACCCTGCGACTCAGCTTGAATCTTCTGCATAGCCGTCTGTGCTGCCATCTGCTGTGACTGCATATTGGCTTCGGCCTGCATCTGCTGCTGCTGGAGTTGGAACGTACGCTCCTCCTCCTGCTTGGCGATACGCTTAATCTTCAAGAGCTGGTTGGCGAGCTTCAGGTTCTTAATCTCCCGAATGTCAATAGCGTCCTCAAGGTCGATACCACCTTTGCTCAAAGCCATTTGGATATTGGCCTCAAGCTGTGCACGCTGCTCCTCGTCGGGGCTGACCTCGATGAAGATGCCGAAGTCGTACAGGTATAGCTCGTTAATCTCCCGTAGGATACTGACGTTGTACTTGCCAATCTGGTTTACGAACTCGTCCTTGAAGTCGGCGTACTCGAGGATATCGCTGACGCGGTACGTAAGGGCCTCAGCCAGAGAACGGAACATGTACAGGCTTCCGTCCAAGATGTGGCGGGTAGCCGTATTGCTATTGGCGGCAGCCAGCTTCTGCAAGCCAACAAGACTGTGTGGGTCGGGGGTGCTTCCGTCGCGG